AGAGACAACTGCACTCGGTTTGTTCTATCCACAGTAGTTCGCAGTGATCGCTTCTTCATGACACTTACCAACCTGATTCGAATGGTATCCAATGCTTCATCGAGGCTTTGGTCTGCCCAAGATTTGTCTATCCTTTTCAGTTTATCGATCAAGGGGGTCCACAATGAAGAATCAATCACGTCTGGAGCGATGAGCATGTAGTCCTTGTCAAGATCTCTGCTATATCGAAGGATTATATCATCTATGTAATCCGCTCCTGCTTGCTCTGCAGTGTTTGTCTCTAGTTCAGTGGGTATTAGGGCCCATTCATTGGCATTCTCTTCATACAAGTATGCATGCGACAAGTAACGGAACCGGAGTGCTGAGAATTTGTGTCCCACCATTTCGCCATAGCACGTCAAGACAGGTAACTTTCGAGGTACTATTAACTGCGGGGCCACAAATTGAACATCCACGATCCCGGTGTATTTTGAGAAAGCGTACCGAACCACCAACCTCCTCAAGCTGTCATACTTATCCCGTATTATTGCAGAGACCAAGTAGCGCATCCTTATGTAATCAAAGTTCACATTGCTGTCGACAATGCCTAACGAGGTAATCAGCCGCTGGTTCAGATCCGTGGTGTAGTTCAATGACCTATTCATCTCTCCCCTGATATAAGTAGCAGTACTGAACCTCATGTTTGGAATCCGATGCAGTATCTCTCCGCCGGTCTCAGTGGGCGCATAATTGAACAGTTGATCAAAGGATTGAGCCGTCAACGTCATGAGTGCCAAATTGCAGGCAACAACACAATCTAGTTTCTCAATGATATCTTTGGGTCTAGCAACTAGATTGTGTTTCATCAACATCCACTTCGTCACAGCTACAAGCTTGGCAGCAATCAACTCTTCTTTATTTCCGAGCATACGATCGTCATCTACAAGATCTCCTTTGTACAATGTCTCATTGCCCACTTTGGGATCATCATATACTCGTATTCCATTAACGTAGTGCATGGGGCTACAACGTCTGATGGTTAACAATGCAGTCCCTGCGTCAGTTTCTCTGATCTTGTCATCGTAGAGTATTTCCTCCACTTCAATGAATTTCACCTCAGGAAACATACCTCTCTTTCTGATTGAGAGATATTCGATGATATCTGTATTGCTATCCATTGTTGAGAAATGTGTGCGATTTTTGTTCGAGGACGATCTGATATTCTGGATTGTACGGAGCGCAATTGAGTTTCGGAGCCTCTGAATATCTCGAACTTGTGTTAGTAACCCAGAACTTGTTTCAACTTTGTTGAGTAGCAAGTCAACAAAGTGCATCGAAGTATTCTCATAGTAGAATTGTGCAATCCTAGTATGGAAATTTGATCGGAAAATGTGCATCAACTCTTCGGCAAGTATGGGACTCTGGTCTGATAATTCAAACATCTTCAGAACTCTCCTGTTCACAGTCTTCCGTCTCACCATCCCCTTGATTGCTTGTTGGATGCTGCTGGTCGCTGGTGTGACCGTCATATCGTTAGGCCAGTTTGACGTGAGCAATCTTGTCTCATTTGTGTTCATCTCTTTTGTCAAATCAACTGAGAGAGCAACACTCAAGTAGCGCAAGAAGAAATCTGAGTCACAGCTGTAATTGACAATCCACTGGTATAGATAGTGGAGTGACTTTGAGAAACCACTGCTATGACCTGACAAGATCAAATTGATGTGTAATGATCCGCCCAAACCACCAATTGAGCATGGCAGATATGTCCAGAAGAATAACAAGTCTTGTACAAACTTGTCATACACCTGCAGAAATAGCACTCGGTCAGGACTATCTACAAACTTCGCTTCTGCAACGGATTGGGCATACACTCCTTTCAGGGCTGTTGCTAATAGATTTTCATTCATTGTCTTGGGATGTCTAGCCAGGTATGCTGCTATGTCATTCTTTGCAGCTGCGAATAGATCAGGACGTGATGATAGATCGAGATCGCGCTGATCTTGTTTCGAATAGAACAGAAGGTTTGACAGCAGAGGGGGTAACTCATCTTGAGACAAGATGCTTGCAGGATCTGACTTCGATAAGATCATCTGCGGAAGCCTAACAAGCAGTAGTCCTGCCTTGTAATTCTTCAAATATGCACAGGCTTCATGGTGATTGCTCAGCTCTAGAGCGGACGAGGCGGATGAAGATATCCCAGCAATCTCCACTTCTTCTGAGAACAGCATAGGATTATTTCCTGCACTCACTGATATGAGCTTCTTCAGAGTAGAGTCTGCTCTTATTCCATCAGCATAATGTTGTCTGAGCATTGTGATCCTATGCTTTGACAGATTAGTCTGCGAATACTTGATAGTCATACCGAACAAGAGACAGTGACTCACAACCTTGTTGAATACTGATTGGACCATAGCTTCAGATGGCTGTTTGATCTTCACAATTGCATTGACATCATCGGAATACACCATAATTGTCGAGACGGACAAATCAGTCATTATACGTAACAATTTGAGCATCAGAGTGGTGTGGAGGGTCCAGAGGGGATTCAACCAGCCTTCAAT